CTCAGGATTATCTCAGATGACACTAACCAGCCTGAACTAGCGGTAACTGGCAGAGATCAGCCAAGACTAGAAACGGTTTGGCCTGACGCGGCTGGGTCGTTCGGAGCTGAGGTGGGGGGCTGGGCTTTACAGCATCTTGGCATGGAGTTAATGCCGTGGCAACAGCGTGTGCTTGACGGTCAGTTGTTGTTTGACGACGACGGGGATTTTTTGCACCGTATGTCTATGGTTAGTACGGCTCGTCAGAACGGTAAAACGGTTGCGCTTACTGCGCTTGTTGGGTGGTGGCTTACCGAAATGCCTAAGCACAGGAGCACACCGCAAACCGTGTTATCGACTGCTCACCGGCTTGACCTTGCCGTAATGTTGTACGACAAATTAGCTGACATTCTTGAGTTGCGGTTTGGTGCAAAACTTATGCGCTCGTACGGTCGTAATCAGGTGACTATGCCTGACGGGTCTAAGTGGTTTATTCGTGCCGCTAACTCAAGCGTCGGTCACGGCATGTCTTGTGACCTGATCGTGGCAGACGAGATTTGGGATATTGGGTCTACGGTCATTGACGGCGGTTTATTGCCAGCGCAACGCGCTCGACGATCACCATTGCTGAGCGCATGGTCAACGGCTGGTACTGAGGCGAGTACCGCTATGCAGCGTTGGCGTGAGCAAGGGTTGCGCTCAATAGATCGCGCCGAGCCGTCATCGCTTTATTTTGCTGAGTGGTCACCGCCGCCTGATCTGTCGCCTATGACCGCACAGGCTTGGGCGTACGCAAACCCAGCGTTAGGCAAAACGTTGACGCTAAAAACTATTGAAGCCGAAAGCGAAAACCCTGATCGTGCGTCGTTTTTGCGCGCGTCATGCAACCTATGGGTTGCGTCAGACAAGTCGTGGATAGCACCGGGTTTGTGGCCTGAACTTGAGTACAGCGACCCGATGCCGGACGGTGGCACGGTCGCCATAGAAACCAGTCTGACCGACGACCGATATTTTGCGACACGCGCAATCGTGTTAGACGACCGACGCACCGTCGTCACCGTCGAGTTTGTTTGCGATACCTATGACGAAATGTTGCAACACGTTGAACGCTTAGCAAAAAACACGGCAGTCAAATTTGCTATCAGCCCGTCAATAGATATTCATTGGCCGTTAGCGCTCGAGCGCCGACGGGCAGTTGTTGGCTATGGCGAGATACTTAAATTTACGCCACGCATTAAAAGCATGATTCACGAAAAATTGTTGTGGCATACAGGCGAGCAAATGCTTGCCGAACACGTGCAACGCGCAGTCGCCGTCAGGTCACAAAACAGCATTGCGTTATCGTCGCAACGCTCACCCGGCCCAATCGAGTTAGCGCGATGTTTGGTTTGGTCAGCGGCGCTAGCTAGTCGACCTACCGCAACAGGTAAACCTATGATCGTTGTTGCTGGTCGCTAGTATTTTGTTGGGCGGCCGTTAATGCCTTACTTTCTCGGTTACGGATTGGCGGTCGCCTATACACAACGCGTAAAAGAATTGGTGGCATACTTAGCGCATGGGCATTTTTAACCGCACCGTAAACAAAGCAGCAATTTCACCGCAACCAACTAAGGCAGCGGCAGCCGGTAGCGGATACGTTGGGCAAAACGCCGGCGCAAATTCAATCGGACAGTATTACAACTATGTTGAAGGTACGGCACGCAATCGTGCAATGTCGGTGCCGACAATTAGTCGAGCGCGCGATCTTTGCGCGTCAGTAATCGGCTGCATGAACTTGAAAATGTATACCGAAATGTGGAACGGCGAAGAAATGGAAAAGATGCCGTTAGCGCCACGCACTTGGTTGCGACGAATTGACCCAAGCGTGCCGAACAATTTTATTTTGTCATGGACATTTGACGATCTGTTTTTTTACGGTCGCGCATTTTGGTATATAACAAGTCGCACAGCCGACGGATATCCAGCGTCCTACAGCCGTTTGCCTTCCGCAATGTGTCAGACGCTCGATCAGTCCGGTCCCGTCTGGTTTGCACCGTCAAAACAAATTGTGTTTAACGGCGCCGAACTTGACCCAGCAAACGTTGTGCAATTTTTGTCGCCGATACAAGGCATTGTTTATATGTCAGAACAATCAATCGCTACAGCGTTAAAACTTGAAGCGGCACGCTACCGCAACTCGTCATCGGCGATACCGGCAGGCATTTTGCGTCAAACTGGTGGCGAGCCATTATCAGCACAAGAGTTAGCCGATCTTGCAGCAGCGTTTAATTCAGCACGCGAAACTAATCAGACAGCAGCGTTAAATGAGTTTGTTAGTTACACAGAAACTCTTACGTCGCCTGACAAAATGTTGTTGATTGAGTCAGCAGAATTTCAAGCAATGGAAATGGCACGACTTTGCAACATACCGCCATACCTTGCAGGCATCAGCGTCGGGTCATATTCGTATCAATCAAGCGCTGAGTCGCGCATGGATTTGTGGACATTTGGCGTACGCGCCTACGCCGATTGCATTGCCGGCACACTCAGTCAAAACAGCGTGTTACCTAACGGCACATATGTTGAATTTGACGTTGAGCAATATCTCACCGGCGAGTATTCAATGGGCGACGATCGAGATACACAAACCGAAACAAACGAAAGAGTAGTATCACCAACATGATCAGACTTACCCCTTCACAGATCACGGTTGATGCAGCGGCGGCAGAGGGTTTGCCGTCGCGCTCAATCTCAGGCGTTGCCGTCACTTACGACGAAACAGCAACAATTTCTGACGGCACAAAAGTGCGGTTTTTGCAGGGGTCGTTGCCAGTCACGGGGCGCGACCCAAAAATTTTCGGCCAACATGACAGCAATCAGATTGTCGGCAAGTTAGTAGAGCGTGTGGATACGCCGCAGGGCATGATGTTTACAGGCAAAATCAGCGCCACTCGACTAGGCGACGAATATATGACCCTTATGGTTGACGGCGTTATTGACGCGGTATCGGTAGGCGTAACACCTACAAAATTTAGTTACGACGAAGAAGGCGTAATGATTGTTGAGTCGGCTTCGTGGCAGGAATTGTCGCTTGTTAGCGAAGGCGCGTTTAGCGGTGCAATCATTGAGCGCGTCGCAGCCAGCGCACCCGACGAAACAGCCGTTGAGAGTATCCACCAAACCGAGCCAGTAGTAGAGTTAATATCAGATCAAGAGACAACAAAGGAAACAAACATGACCGACAAAATCGAAACACCAGTAGTTGAAGCAGCGACCGCAACAGTTGAAAAACTTTGGGCGCAACCAAAACAAGAATTTAAAATGCCAACACCGGGCGAATACATGGCCGCTATGCACATTGGTGGCGACACATTTCGCAAAGTCAACGAGGCGTACAAACTCGCTGCCGCAAAAAGTCAGTCAGCATTGCAATTTGCATTGGCACAAGATTTGACAACTGATACACCGGGTTTGTTGCCACAGCCAGTTTTGGGCAATGTGTTCTTAAACTACAACTTTGTGCGACCAGTTGTGTCAGCAATCGGTACTCGAGCAATGCCAAACGGACAAGGTAAATCGTTTACTCGCCCGATCATTACTCAGCACACCGCAGCAGGCGTGCAAACTGAAGGCTCAGAAGTAACAAACCAAAAAATGACGCTTAGCGCAAATACGGTTACACGTAGCACCGTTGCTGGTGGCGTGTTCATCTCGCAACAGGACATCGACTTTACCGATCCAGCAGCGCTTAACGCGATCTTGACAGATTTGCAAGGTCAGTATCTTAAAGAAACTGACAACATTGCAGCCGATGCTTGCAATACTGCAAAACAGACATCGGGTTTTACGTGGACAGTTACAGCAGGTAACCCAACATCGTTAATGGACGCGCTATACGGTTGCGCTTTTAACATCAGCAACTCAACAAACTTGTTTGCAACTCACTTGCTAGTAAGCGTTGACGTATGGCAAAAACTTGGCGGTCAACTTGACAATGACAAGCGACCACTATTTCCAGCAATCGGCGCACCGGGTCTTATGGGCGTAAATACATTGGGCGCAGGAACAGCCGCATCATGGTCAGGAATGAACCCAATGGGTCTTGAAATCGTAGTTGACGGCAATTTTGCGTCAGGCACAATGCTTGTCGTACACGCCCCAGCAATCGAGTTTTATGAACAGCAACGCGGCATTATGACAGTAGATGACCCAGCACTTTTGGGTCGCAACTACTCGTACTACGGTTACTTTGCAACGTTCTTTCAAGATGCAACAGACGCAACCGCAGGCTCACGCTTCGTACAGTCGATCACAGTCGCCTAGTCGTAAGCGGCAAAACCGCTCATGGCAACATACGCAACAGCAAGCAAACAATTAACAGATAACTACGCTTGCATATCTACGCTCGAGCCGACCGACATACAGGTTGGTGACACCGTAGTTGTAGGCGCGTTAGGCGCACCGTTTAACGGCACATACACCGTGTTGGCGTGTCCGCAGTATCGATACGTTGGCGTTGACGGTACAACAGGCGAATTTATTTATGACGTTACGGTTGCCGTACCCAATCAAATTTTGTTTGCTTGCACCGGTAGCGACGTTGATTTTGTTGCGATCTACACCGGCACGGTTGCGTTCACGCCAACTTGCACTTGGGTGACGGCAGCCAACTTGGTTACATATCTTGGCGTGTCAATCACAAACCCGTCAGATGATTACACGCTCATTACGCAGGCAGTAAGCGCAGGTAACCAGTTTTGTAGCCGTAGGCGCGCTGAGGCATCGTACAACGACAATTTAAGCACATCGCCCTCAGGTGACGTAACGCTGGGCACGCTCATGTATTGCGCGGCGTTGTGGCGCTCACGTGGCTCACTCGAGAACGTGTTTGCGTCATTTGACAACATGGGTACAGCACCGCAACAGTCATTAACACCGATCGTCAAACAGTTGTTAGGTATTGACCGACCTGCGGTGGCGTAATGCCTGCACCATATACAGATTTATTAAACGAGGCGATTGACGACCTGACAACAACGCTGACAGCCGTCACGGGTTTGCGCGTTATCAACGACCCAACAAAGTTAGTTCCAAATGCCGTATTTCTACAAGCGCCAAGTTTTACGACGATCGCTGGCAACGGCAACATTGTGCGAATGGATTTCCCAATTAAAGTTGTTGGTAGTGGCCCAGCAGGGCTACCCGTGTTGCGAGAAATACTACAAATTAGCGCGACGGTGCTTGGCTCAGCCATAATCGTTATGTCGGGTCGCCCCGGCACACTTGAAATCGGCGGTCAAGAATACCCGTGTTATGACCTAGCGGTTGGCGTACAAGCGCAAACAACGTGAGCATACACACGGTCACGGTTGCGATATGGTAAAACTATTACAGACACCTAAGGAGTAACAATGGCAACTAGCACCTATCTTTCAAACCCGGTCGTGCTGATCGGCGCGTCAAGCGCAGCGACTACAGACATTACCGATCAAGTATCGGCAGTAACCGTCAACTACGTTGTCGAAGCACTAGAGGACACCGCGTTTGGCTCGACTGCACGTACCAACACCGCAGGCTTGCAATCAAACAGCGCCACGCTCACCGTGTACGCGTCGTACATCAGCGCAGAAAGTTACGCAATTCTTGCACCGTTGGTCGGCACAAAGTGCTATATCAAAGTGACTCCAGCAAGCGGCGGCAACACAGCCACTAACCCCGGCTTTGAGTTAACCAACACGTTTTTAAGCGCGTTGCCGGTCATTAACGCAAACCTTGGCGAGTTGTCAACATACGACATTGAACTTGCTGGTGGCGCGTACACAGTTGACGTAACGTGATCTAACGTGCCGTAACTGGTCGAGAACAGGACAAGGACACATGAGACTAAAACTAAAAATTGATTTAAACGATGGCACAGTACCAGTCGAAGTAACGACCAACATGTTTGTTATTTGCGAATGGGAAAAAACTGAAGGTCGCAAAATTAGTGACGGCAAAGGTATCGGCTATAGCGATCTAGTTTGCTGGGCGTACCATTTGCTAAAACTTAGCGGCGAAAAAATGCCACCAAATTATCGTGATTGGGTAAAAGCAAATCCAAACATGACAATTGAGGCAATCGACGAGACAGACCCAAACCCTACGGCGTAGGCAGTTACCGACGGCAACTAGCCGAATTATTAGTTGCAACAGGGTACTGGCCTACGACAATCGAGTTTGACACGCGTGACCTGATAACGGTGATTACAGTATTAAATAAGCAAAAGAGGTAACGCGTATGCCAGCAACAACAACTATTGAGGTCGTCGGCGTAAAACAAACAATTAACAGTTTGCGTAAAATTGACCCACAATTGCAAAAAGATTTTAAGGCAGACGCAACCGCTATAGCGCAACCAGCAATAAACGCCGGCAAAGCCGTTTATAAAGAATTGCCGCTATCAGGCATGAAATATAAATGGACACAACGCGACCGCAAACTATTTCCGTTTACAACAGCCAAAGCGGTTAACGGGGTACGCATGAGGTTTGACACTCGACGTAACGCCGTCGGCGTTATTTTGATTGAGCAAAAAGACCCAGCCGCAGCAATCTTTGAGACTGCTGGTCGTGCTAACGCAAACAAATTAGGTAACGCGCTTGGGTTTGTTAGTGCTGGTCGTACTCGATTAATCGGGCCAGCCGTCTATAAAGCGCGACGCGGTATTGAAGCCGAGATGCAAAAAATGATTATTAAAACTATTCGCACCGTACAAAGCGAGATTTAGTTATGGCATTATCTATACCGATTGTCAGCGAGTTTGACGGTAAAGGCATTAGCAAAGCGATCACCGAATTTAAACAATTAGAAACCGTTGGTGAAAAAGCACAATTTGCAATTAAGAAAGCGGCAGTACCGGCGGCGGCGGCGTTAACGGCAGTTGCAGGCGCGTTGGGTATGGCGGCTAAAGCGGCAGCCGAAGATGAACAACAACAAGCGATTTTGGCAAACACTATGCAAAACGTCGTTGGTGCTACTGACGCAACGGTTGCAGCAACCGAGGACATGATTTCGGCTATGTCAAGGGCAACAGGTACGGCTGATAGCGAGTTGCGACCAGCGTTTGCCGCATTGTTACTTGGTACAAAAGACGTTGGACAAGCAACTGACGCGCTATCGCTTGCACAAGATATTTCGGCAGCGACTGGCAACAATTTGGCTACGGTCAGCGACGCGCTTGCAAAAGCGTATGCAGGCAACATGAAGGGTCTTGCAGCGTTGTCACCTGAAATGAAAGGAATGATCAAAGACGGTGCGTCACTCGACACGGTAATGCTTGCGCTATCAGACAATTTTGGTGGCGCAGCCGCAAACTCTGCCAAGACCGCAGCAGGACAATTTAAAATATTAAAAAATAGTTTGGGTGAAACTCAAGAAGCGATCGGTGCAGCGTTGTTACCCGTATTGCAAAAAGTGTTGCCGTATTTGCAGGCAATGGCAGATTGGGCGCAACGCAACCCAAAAGCATTTACGATTATTGCTGGCACGATTGCAGCCGTCGCAGCATCAATTGTTGCTGTGAACGTCGCAATGGCATTAAACCCGTTTGGTTTAATTGCGGTAGGTATCGCAGCTGTCGTTACAGGTTTAACGTTTGCTTACACAAAATTCGAAACATTTCGCAACATTGTCAACACCGTGCTAAACGGGTTAATTTCAGGTTTTGAATCGTTTGCTAACGCATTTATTAGTGCGATTAACATCATCATTCGAGGTTTAAACTTAATCAACCCGGGTAGTGACATACCAAGCCTTGGTACTATTTCGTTGCCGTCAATTGGCGGCGGTGGCAGTAGCACGGCTGTGACGGCTGATACGCGTACGGCTGATCGTATGGCTCGAGAGGCAGGCGCGTCAATACCTATTCCGTCAGCAATCGTCACGGGCGGCGGTGGTGGTGGCGGCGGTGGCGGCGGTAGCACATTTGAGAGAAGCCCTGCACAATTTACGCCTGCAAGTTCAGCGTTTCAAGGTGTTACGACGTTTGGTATGGCTGAACGTATTGCAGCACGTAACGCAGCACCCGTAACCATAAACGTCACCGGTGGTATATCGACTAGCGCCGAAATCGGGCAAAGTGTGTTGAACAGTTTATTGGCATATCAGCGCACTAACGGCCCACTTGATTTAATGATTGCGGATTAATGGCAGGCGTAGCAGTTGTCGCTAGTGGCAACTATGACTTAGAAATTGACACAGGGTTTTTACAAGACGCATTTTTGCTTGACGACGCAACCGCAGGCGTATTAAACAACACGACATATGTGCTTAACGGCACAAGCCAATTTGCAAGTGTGCTTGACGGCATAAACCAAATATCTGTACGACGTGGCAGACGCGATCAAGGCGACCAATTTAGCGCCGGCTCAATGTCGTTTACCATGCTTGACACAGACGGCATATTTAACCCTTTTGACGAAAACTCCCCTTATTACGACACGCCACAAGCCAAACCCGGTTTAGCACCATTACGTCAAGTGCGACTGTCTCGATACAGCACAACCAACGTC